AAAGAAAACTTTATCGGGCAGTCGCTAATGTCAACATTTTGGAAGGTATCCGCTTTTATGTATCTTTCGCTTGTAGTTTTGCTTTTGGTGAGCTTAAACTCATGGAAGGATCTGCGAAAATCATATCGCTTATTGCTAGAGATGAGAACCAGCATCTGGCTATAACTCAACAGATATTAAAGAACTGGAGAAATGGTGATGATCCAGATATGGTTCAGATTGCGAAGGAAGAAGAACCTTGGTTGGTAAAAACATTTGAGAGAACAGTTGATGAAGAGAAGCGTTGGGCAGAATATCTCTTTAAAGATGGTAGTATGATAGGTTTGAACGATAAATTATTACATCAGTATGTCGAATGGATTGCAAATAAGAGAATGAAGCATATTGGTATCAAACCAATCTATGATATTCCTCTTAAGAATAATCCATTACCTTGGACACAGCATTGGATCTCATCAAAAGGGTTGCAGGTTGCACCACAAGAGACAGAAGTAGAATCTTACATTGTTGGAGGAATCAAACAGGATGTTAAAAAAGACACATTCAGCGGATTCAAACTCTAAAGAAACAGAAGAGTGTATCAAAGCATATCGTGAAGCAGCCAAGGCAGATGCTTGGTTGTTTGGCGATTATGATGCTTACGAATCGTATGATATAAATACTAAAAAAGTGTCTGATAGTGATGAAGTCGTTTAAAGAATTCATTGTAGAAAATAAAAAGTATGCAAAAACTACACCTGCAGGTGATCCTTTTAGTTTTTTATCTCAAGATAAGTTTGTAAGGAAAGATAGAATTACAAGAAAAAAAGGTGCGATAAAACAAGCAGCCCAAAATTTAGGTAAAGCAGTATCAAATCAAACTGAGATTGATGCTGCTGCAGATGCTCTAAAAGACATGCAAGCATCTGGTAAGATGGGTAAGATTACTCCAGATGTTAAACAAGGAGTTCAAGATACAAAAAATAAATTATTTACAAAAGATCTTGATCCTTCCGTAGATACTAAAAAATTAATTAGGGATCCAAAAACTGGAGATACTATTGCAAATCCAGTGAGAGATACTACAAAGAAAACTGCAGAAAAAACAGCCAGAGTATCAACCAGTGGAAACATTCCAAAAATAGAGGATGAGGCAAAATTTTCTAATAAGACAAATACAGTAAAACCAGATCAAAAACCAGTAGACACCACAAATAAGACTACAAATAAGGTTGATAAAATTACTAAAAATTTAACAAAACCTAAAAAGGGGCAGGAGATAAAATACAGAGCGATTGATAAAAAACTTCAACCTTTAGAAAAAATTAAAGTTAAAAAACCACGCACGATTGTCAAATCATATACCACTACACCTAAATCACCAACTGATGTAGTAGGAACAGTTAAAAGAGGACTTGAGAGAACTGGTTTAAAATCCATAAAACCTAAAGAGAAGGTTGGAGATAAAGTTAAAAATATTGCTAAATCGAAAATAACCAAAAATATAATTAAGAAGACTCCAAAGAGACTGGTATTTAACAGGGCATTATCAGGTTTAGGTAGAGTCGCTGGTGGTGCTTTTGCAGTCAAAGACTTTATGGATACTGCTAAAAAGGAGAAGGCATTAGGAAGAGGTAAAACTGCTGCTAGATTGAGAGGTGCATCAAAGGCATTGGGTGGATATATTGGTGGTGGTATTGGTGCTCTTGCTGGTGGACTAGCAGGTGGTGGTGTAGCAAGTGCTGCTTTGGGTATCGGTGGTGGTATTGCAGGGTATCAAGCAGGATCAAAAATAGGTGATCAGATTTATAAGACAGGTAGAAATCTTGTTACTGGAAAGAAAACATTTAAAGATTTAAGAAAGGATATTAATAAAGGAGTAAAAAGTGTTCCTAAAAAGGTAGACAAGTTATTATCACCAACTTAGACAGAGATAAATAATACTAAATATTTTAGTAGAAAAAGATTAGAAAAATGTCCCTAACTGGAAAACAAGTGAGAGAGTTGCAATCTCTTTATGAAAGTGTCTATGCTCCTGAAGAATTAAAAGAGGACATTATACTTACAAAGGAAGAGTTTGAAGAATTATGCGAGTCTATCTTGGAAGAGGCATTTGATGCAATAGTTTTAGATGAGATCGTCAAGAAAACCATTAAAACAGCAGCTAGCAATCCTGGATTTAGATCAAAAGCACTTGATTTAATGAAAACTGCTGCTTCAAAAGTATTCAAACCCAAAACTACAGCAGGTGGTCTAACAAGAGCTAGTCTTGGTATTGGTGCAGGTGCAATTGAAGGTAAAACAGATGGTAAAATGACTAGATTTGGTCTTGCATCTTTAAATCCAAAAAATCTTTATGGATATGCTAAAGGCATGTTCACAGCTGTTGATAAGAACATGCAAGGAGCTGGTCAGATTTTGAAAGATAAAGAAAAAGGAACGTATTATACAACAGATCAAGCAAGGAAGAAAGATTTAAAAAATTCATTTGAATTTGATAATTTTAATTTATATATTGTTGAGGATGCAAAGTCTTTAGAAGATTTGACTAAGGAATTGAACAAGCAAAAGAATAATAAGAAAGATAATACAAATATTAATACTAATATTAAAGATGATAAACCTAAGACTGATACTCCAAAGGTAGATACACCTAAGACTGATACTCCAAAGGTAGACACACCTAAGACTGATACTCCAAAGGTAGATACACCTAAAACTGACACTCCAAAGGTAGACACACCTAAGACTGATACACCTAAGACTGATACTCCAAAGGTAGATTCCTCTAAGGTTGATACATCAAAAGAGATAGAATCCAGTGAGGCAGAGTTTAAAGCAAATGAGGGTGAGAAGTTTAACAAATATCAAAAAGACAAAATCAAGAAAGAGAGAGACCAGAAGAGACATGATGATGCTAAGAAGAAGGATAAATTACTATCAACTCATATCCCAATAGTCTCTAAAACAAAACTTGGTTCTACAGTCAGACCTGTTAAACCAGGTAGTTCTAGAGATAAGATGATTGCGAAGAATGAATTAAGACATGGTTCTGATCACGTTGTTGGATTGAGAAATAAAAACGCTGACTTCCAGAGAATGAAAAAAGGTGAAATTTCAAAGGCAGACTTCATTAAAGCGTATCCTAAGTCTCAAACAGCAAAGGAAGCTAAGATGAAGAAGTTGAATATGTCTTATGAACCATATCATATCGTATTAGGATATGTTTTATCTGAAGGACACGCAGATACAGTAGAGGAAGCACATTACATTATGACTCAGATGGATGGTGAAACTATTCAGGAGATTGTTGCTTTAGATGAGAACTTAGCAGCAAACGTTGCTAGAACTGCAGGAGTATTAACTTTAGGTGGAATGGGACTAAATGCTATTAGAAAAATGAAGCAGAATAAGGACAAGATGGATAAAGGTGGTAAATTTACACCAGGCAGCACCATGGATAATATACAGAAAAAAAATAAGATGCTAAATGATTTAAATACTGGAAATTATTAATGAAACCTATCATTAATCGTGCTGACATCATCGGTGGTCTAAAGTCAGTAGAACTCGCAAAGAAAAATCCTCAGAACTATCAACCTGGTGTTGGTGTGACTGAGGATTTTAAACTAAAAGATAGATAAAATACCTATTTCTACATTATGATTGATATAAATAATGAGGTATATGATAATCCTTGGACTTTTGATGGTGATATATTCACCAGTGGAGACATCAAGGAGTATTATGGATTCGTCTATTGTATTACAAATACCATAATCAATCGTCAATACATTGGTCGCAAATACTTTTGGGCGTTTAGAACGCCAAAAGGAAAAAAAAGAAAACAAAAACAAGAATCCGATTGGAAAAAGTATTACGGATCTTGCCCAGAATTAAAAGATGATCTCAAATTATACGGAAAAGAGATCTTTAGAAGAGAAATATTGAGTTTACATACCACAAAAGGGAACTGTAATTACGAAGAGACTAGACAATTATTTTTGAACAACGTTCTATCTGAATCACTTGACGATGGATCACCACTATACTATAATAGTAATATTCTAGGTCGCTATATGCGAAAAGATTATGGAAACTTTGGAAAAAACTCTTCATTTAAATCGTGACTGGGCATTAAAACGTATACATACTCTGTGCGAGAGTTCTGATAATAAAGATGTAGTTGATGGTTTCGCAATCGCTTTAGAATACCTAGAGTGGTTTGAACCAACTTATAAGTATGAAGACATCTTATCTGTACAATTTAAGGCAAGACCAGATGACTAACGCTCATTCAAAGGAATTTTTAAAAACCATTGATGAACAAATCAAAAGACTCAGAGATGAGGGGAAATTTGATGAAGCAAACACTTTACACCTCACATATTTCCCTTCTGTTAGAGATGCTAAATAATATAACTTAACAATTAGTAATATATGAACCGCATTTGGATAAATTTAAATAAGGGTATGAATTCAATTCCATCTGGGAGTAGAGAACTAGTAGAATTTGGATTTTTTATCTGTATAGGAATAACAGCAGGTTCATTAGGACTAATTTAGATGAATGATATAACAGTTTTTATATACCTCATGGGGTTTGCAGCAGTCTTTGGTATGACTTGCGTATACTTTTTTATGATGATGAGGTCAACATTGAACACTTTTGATAAAAAACCAGTAAAATCTTATGATGATGCGATGAGAGCATATCGGATGCCAGCACCTCACCCAGAAATGGAGGGAGTTAAGTTTGGAGAGGAGTTGATGGTGTTCACACCAGAAGAAGAGGATGAAGATGACGATGGTGATCCCATAATTTCACGTTAAATGTGTTGATAACTAAATAAAGCTACCTGGTATTTAACGGTATGGCTGAACCAAAGAAGGAAGAAGTAAAACCTAAAGGTCCTTTAGGTAAACTAAAAGAGGCAGTGGATGATAAAGAAGAGCAGATGGCGATTCTAAGCACTTTCGTAAGACTTGGAATTTTGGTCTGGGCAGGAGGAATTTTAACAATTAATTATGTAGAGATACCTGGTCTATCCAAACAGGAAAAGATTGATCCAACTTTCATAGCTTCGGTCTTCACAGGAGTTTTAGCTACTTTTGGGGTCGAAGCGGGACAAAAGAAAAATAAGACATCAGCATCGGGAGGAGCAAATATATCGAAGAAGGATATGGAAGTATTAATAGAGAAAGCAGCAAATACCGCACCAGCACAAACAATTAGAATTGAGCAAGCACCAATGGTTCTTGCACCACAAATACCACCTAAGAAAGGATAATGGAAAAGAAAGATGTGAAATGGGGTAAATGGTTCGCCTTCGGTTTGGGTGGACTTATTGGTTTATCCCACATTGGTATGATAGGTTCTTTATCAAATCGTCAAAGTAAATTACCAAGTATCAACTTACCAGTTGGTCCTTATACATCATATGAAGCAGATGTTGGACATAATGGATATAGTATAAAGTATCGTGCAAACGATCCAAAAGTAATGCATGTGGAACGGGATATCAAGAAAAAAGGTGGGTTTCTTGGGTTGGCTAACAACATTGAAAAAGTCACTGAACAATACACAATGGACGGTGCGGTACACCATAAACCAACCTCAACAACAATCTCATCAAACGGAGGAAAGTCCGAAGCATGTATCAAAGCAATCGGAGGTGCAGAAGGAACAGGAAGACTCGTGGGTTCCAGTATTGGTGCTAGTGCTGCTCCTGCTCTCTCTGGTATTCCCTTTGTTGGTTGGGTTGCTGCTGGTTGGGTAACTATGTTCTCTGGTAATCAAGGTGCAGAGATTGGTGGACAGATGGCAGAGGATCTAAACAAAAATTGTTAGTGTGTAAACCGACACATTGATGCGTAATTATACCTATACGTTATAATAAATAATAGCGTATGGAGTTGAAACTATCATGTCCCATTACACACTAAGTTGGCACGACCAACAAAATAAATATCAAATCTGTGAATATGCGAGTGATGCATTTGAAGCAGTAAGAAACGCAAGAGAGGATGTTCCGTATCTACACGAACATCCTTTTTCTTTGGACAAAATTAAAAAGGAGGAATGATGAAGAATTTACCAATCAGATCAGCGACCATCCTTTTTGGAGTCGTTTGTGTTGCAATATTTACGTCTATTAATTACGCTTGGGTATGAAAAAATTTAATACATGGGTCTTGGATGTGACTATCTACATCCTAGACTTTCTCTACAGAGGTAGAGATTTTCAAAGATTTTGGGTTTTAGAAGTGATCGCTAGAGCACCATACTTTGCATTTATATCTGTTCTACATTTTCGTGAGTCTTTGGGACTTAGAGGTGAAGAACACATCTACTTAATGAAAGAACACTTTTATCAGGCATTAAATGAAACAGAACACTTGGAAGAGATGGAACTTAGAGACGGTAACAGGTATTGGATCGACAGATTCTTTGCCAAGCATCTCGTTTTACTTTATTATTGGATTATGGTTGGGTACTATCTTTTCGATCCTGTTGACGCTTACGACATCAACATGAAGATTGAAAAGCATGCCTTTGAAACTTATACAAAATATAGTGCATATCATCCTTTAGATACTAAGATTGCAGAGATCGCTCAAGATGAATATGAGCATTCCAAAGAATTACAGAAAGCGATGTTGATGATTGCATAGATAATACTAATCACATGTATTAGTTTATGTTATCTACCAATTATCGTTTAAGACTAGAAGGAATCTGCAAAGATATCGCATCAGGAACAGAGGTCAGCATGACTGATATGATATGGGCAACAAAATTGGCGAAGGCAAATACGAGTGCAAGGGGTATGTTGAGCACAGCAAGGAGAATGGCAACAGATCCAGATGGATCTTGCTTGAAGTATCTGGATATAGGAGATCCTAATTCAAATAAAAAAGGATTTAGTGGGGCAGATGATATAGCAGAGTGGTTCAAAAACGATAGATCTGATGATTGGAGGCAACGAGATTGATTCGACTTTTAAAATTATTAGGAAACATTGTCGATCCAAGTTGGTGGACAGATCTTATTGGTGAAAAATCTGGAGCATATGATCGTGCAAGAAAACCAAATAAGTTTAAGGAGTGGAAATTAAAACAACCTCTATGGAAGCAATTCTTCATAGAGGTTCTAATGTTTACATTGATTGCACTGGCATTTGAACCAGTATTAAACCTATTAGGTATGTCTATGTTACCTTGGAGGTGGTTTTGATAGTTTGGAGTATAGTATGGATGATTGTTATCTTATTGATTTCTGTATCAGTTGTGATATACTATATTATGAGATACGATCATTTCTTTCCAAATGAATAAGTTAGCAATAATTCCAATATTTTTTTTAACCATGTGTGGTACAGCACCCGTGACTGATCCACCTGCTCATGCATTTGAGTTGGAAGTTGAGGAGAGTCATTGGGGTAATGTTTATAGAGCAATTGAATATATTAAAGCAGGTCAAAGAGAGAAAAAAATGACTGATCCTACTGATGCTATAAATAATGCACTAATGGAATTTAAACATGGGAGCAATGACCCCACCGAGTCGGAAGAGTTGTTACAACTTCCGAGTGATTGAAATCAACCGAGTGGTTGATGGAGATACAATTGATGTAACTATAGATCTAGGATTTGATCTATATAAAAAAGAAAGAGTTCGTATTGCTGGAGTTGATACTCCTGAGAAGAGAACTCGTGATCTAGAGGAGAAGGCACTTGGAATCGACGCTACTAACTGGCTTAAAGAAAAACTGGAAGGTGCTATTGATGGTGACGATGATCTCATCATCCGTACTGAGCTTGATGGGGGTGTCGGGAAGTATGGGAGGTTACTGGGATGGTGTTACATCGGAGACTCCGACTTGTCCCTTAACGAAATGATGATTACCGAAGGATATGCTTGGTCATATGACGGAGGTACTAAACAAAAAAACTTTGAGGAACTTCGTGAAATACGAAGATCTTTTGGAACTTTACAAGAAGGTTAATCATGTTACAAAAAATTATCAATGGAATCGCTATTGCAAGTGGTGTTGTATCTATCACCGTCGTTGGTGCTGTTGGGGTTGTATATCTCAATAAGGATGCGATTATCGAAAACGTCAAAGGTAAGGTAATGGAAGCAGTCACTGATAAACTTGGTGGTCTAGGTAGTTTAGGTGGAGGAGGTTTAGGTTTACCTGCACCATCAACAGGAATACCAAATTCTGTAAAACCATCAAAAGGATCTCTACCTATGGATAATCTTCAGGTTCATCTTATTTTAGATCATGATCACGACTCCGATGAAGATATTCATTAAAATTGGGGTTGGTATTTCTTTAGGTATCAACCTTTTTATGTTTGCTGCTTTGTTATACAACATAAAAATGTATGATAAAAGAGTTGATGAGAATAGAAAGTGGTTGAAAGAAACTATAATCGAAGAGGTTTATAAACAAATTAAATTTGTAATGCCTAAAGAGTCTGGTGGTGTTTATGTCCCAAATAAATGAGATAAACATTCCTACTATTAAGATACCTAATGTTGTAAGTATACAACAGTGGATACATGGAATACCTAATATCCCTAGTAATCATCCACCAGTTACAACTAAGATAGGTTTTCCAATTGTGGATATGCCTGGTTGTGTGAAGATGCACAAGGATAACAAAGATCATGTAACGAGAATGCCCTTTGATCATGATCTTGTAAATCAAGATGAGGATGGTGTAACCACATTATGTCCCCACGGTGAATATCCATCATATGAAGCGATGGAATATACACCAGAGCAATTAATAATACAAAGGGAAACTCCACCACCTCCTGTTCAACCACCACCCACTCCACCAGAGTTTAAAGCCGAAGAAATTCCTAAAACAGAAAAAGATAAAGAAATAGAATGTCCTGCACCCAATCAACCAAGAGTTGGTGACTTAACTCAAAACGGAGATGAAAGAGTTATAGGACATGAAATACAGGATGGGCAATGTGTGGTATTATATGAATCAACTACTGTAGTTGAAAAGTTCTTACCGTCTACAAATCAAGTAAGCACGACTGCTGCGATTGCTGTTGTAGCTACTGCATCTGCTGCAGCGACACCATTATTGTTGAGAATTATCAAACCTGCTATCAAAAAAGCAACAGACTTTGTGAAGAAAAAATTAGGAAAGAATGTTAGTAGACCATCTATATCTGAAATACGAACAAATAAGTATCGTGAGAAGAAAGGACTTCCACCAATTAAGAGAAAAAATTAATTACCGATTGATATAGTTTTCAATAGACTTGCATCATTGCTGATAGGTGGTTTTGTTTTTATCTCATGAGTATGATTTGCAACTACACCTGCTGGATTGATTAACATAACATCAGCACAAACCTTTGCATATTCGGTGCCTGGTTTAAAAATAATTCCAGCCTTCATTAGTTCTCCACAATTTTTAAGTCTTGCAATCTCAAAGTCTAATCTTTTATTTGCAGTGTTTTGTTGCATAAACGCTATATTTGCTGCAGCTGCTTCCTTACATTGCTCTTGTAATTTTTTATCTAATGGTTTTGACCAAGTTGCAGAGACACCAACTGATAAGGTGCTACTATCTTTCTGTCCTGTGCGAACTGGTTTATAATACAAAATTTCACCTGGATTGTCTGGTACATCGTCATTATCTGCGTCTACATTATTGTATACAGGATCCATCCATGTAGATTCGTAAGGACGCTTTACTGCTATATTTCCAGTAACAAACGGTGTTATGTTCATAGTAGGACCCTGACATTGTATACCACCACCATAAGTATTTGTTATATATGGACCTTGTAAAACTTGTATTGCCTGGTTGGTCACTGAGCCCGAACTATTCGCTACTGGATTTGCTGTAGCAGAAACTCCTCCAATGTCTGAAGCGAATGATGGAGTTGCTGTTCCAACTGTAAGACACAGTGAAATCAGTTTGAGAACGTGCTTGTCGTGTTTGTGACGCTTTGTATTGTGGTGGTTCTCTGTATTATTGTGTGATTTGAAAGACCTGGTCCAGAATAACTTTCTACAAATTGAAAGTCTGCTCCTGGTGTTGATAATGTGAAGTTTGGTTTGTTCTCTAGATCCAATCCAGTCCATGTTGAAGTCACTCCATTTATTGTATTACTATTTCCTGTTGTTGGGGGTGCAGAAATAGTATCGCCATCATGCTCTATGTTTGTCCCTGTGATGACGTACTCATAACCAGTATTATAATTCATACTATTTATGGTCTCAGAAACGGTGGAAGTCGTTTCTGTATTTGAAGTCATCGAGCCCTGAGTGAAATTAGGTACTACTGGCACAGCAAGTGCAGTCTTCACATTCGCAAGGACAAATGCACCCACAGTCAGGACAAGTATCTTTTTCATCGGTCATTATTCGATTGTTAATGAGGTAGTTACCTGTCCAATAGCAGATGTTCCAGCACCGCCAGGTGTTACAGTTATTCCACCCACTGTATCAATCTCACCAGCTAATGTTGAAGTGTATGTAGTTCCACCATCAGTGCTTGAGAATGTAAGACTTCCAGCAGCAGTAGAGGTTTGATTTGAGTAGTTAGATACATCACCAACTGATGGTCCACTTGAATCAACTGAATCTCCAACGGTGAAATTTTCTGTGAACGCCCATGTTGTTGCATCGGTAGCAACAGCGTAAGTTCCATCTGCGAAACTTGCAACTCCGTCAGTATCAGCAGTCATTCCACCTAATGTGGTTACATCTATGTTGGTTCCACTTACTGAATAGCTGTTACCGATACGCTCAACCTGAGTGGCTGCTGCGTTTACATTAAGTTGAACACTTGAACTTATACTATGGGTAATATCTGCAAATGCAGGTGAACTAAATCCTGCAAACAATAATATAGGCAATAGTTTTTTCATGTAAAATCTACCTATTTACGTAGCTCTATTTAGCATGAATGTAATTGTATCTTAACACTTGACACATTTATAGTATAGTGGTATACTAAATATCATTACATAGAACAACGGGATCGAAAGATCGTGCCCCTGCGTAGAATGTAAAAATCTTAGTCGAAAGATTTTCCATCCGCAGGTTTTTTTATTGCTTGCGAGATACTATAAAACAAAATGTCTATTAAATCAACAATCGCTGCAGTAGCAGCATCCCCATTCCTATTCGCTGGTGCAGCTTTTGCTGGTCCATACGTCAATTTGGAAGCAACTGGTTCATATCCTGATGGAGCATATGAGTCTGGTGGATTGGAAGCATTAGTTGGATATGAGGGATCTACAGAGTCAGGTATTGGTTGGTATGTTGCTGGTGGTCCAACAGTTGGTCACACAGAAACTGCTGACGAGTTCGGTGATGTAGAATTCATTGGATACCTTGGTGGTTCATATGATAAGTTCTACGGAGAACTCTCTGGTGTAACTGCAGAAGATGATATTGATTGGTCTGCAAAAGCAGGTGTGAAGTTCACATTCTAAGTCGGTAACGATCTAATACGAAGACCTCTACATAGTAGGGGTCTTTTTTATATAATGAATTTACTCAAACATCCTTTGTTTCAGATCAATATGATATTGGTTTGTTCTCTTGTGTTCATAGAGTTAATGCATATCAACTATCACAGAACATCACCACCTTGTCCTGCACAGCAAATAGAGATGGAAGATGATTGGTGATATATAGTTATGATATCATAACAATTGGTAATGGACCGTAAAGCAAAAACACTAATAAAAGTTGGATTACCACTCGTTATAGTAATCCAACTTATCTCAATTACATTTTTATTGGCGAAGATGAGTAGAGATAAAGCATTCTCCTGTAAAGCAGTGGGCAATTATTTTGTGTGTAGACAAATAAAACTAAAATGATATATAAAGAAAGTGAATGAAGCACAGGTTAGAATGTTAAAGATGGAACCAATTAGAGTAAGATGTCGTGCGTGTAATAAAGAGGTAAGTGCACGAGCAGGTAAATCAGTATGTTGTGGATGCTCAAATATGACTACGATAAAGGGAGATGTTATATCTGCTATTGATTTGAGTAAAGTCATAATGTTGAATACTTATTCACCTAAAGATGATAACGGATTATCAAATGAGCAACTTGAATGGCAGAAAGCAAGAAGCAGAAGAAAGATAACCAAAATGGACTTTGAAATAAGGTAATATAAATAGATAAAAAGAGTAGATAATGGCTGCGTTTAATTTTCCAAATAGCCCTAGTAATGGTGATACCTACTCTGCAAATGGTGTAACTTTTACATATAATAGCACTAACACTGCATGGATTAGAAGCAGTGGGGTTGGTGCACAAGGAGCCGCTGGTGCTCAGGGTGCTACAGGTTCAACAGGTCCAACAGGACCAACAGGACCAACAGGACCAACTGGTGCTCAAGGAGATCAAGGTTCAGGTGGTTCTACAGGACCTACAGGACCAACTGGTGCTCAAGGAAACACTGGTCCAACAGGTCCATCAGGTCCAACAGGATCAACTGGTGCTCAAGGAAACACTGGTACAACAGGTCCAACAGGACCAACAGGACCTTCAGGATCAATACCATCGGGTGTTATATTGATATGGTCTGGTGCATCAAACGCTATTCCATCTGGATTTGTATTGTGTGATGGTAATAACAGCACCCCAGACTTAAGAAATAGATTTATTGTTGGTGCTGGTAGTGGATATACAGTTGATCAAACAGGTGGTAGTGCTGACGCAACATTAGTATCTCACACTCACGGAGCAGGTACTTACTCTGCAGGATCTGCTGGTGCTCACACTCACTCATACAATAGGTATTCAGGCACAGCGAGAGTTGATAATGATGAAAACGTTCAACGTCTAAATGGAACTACATCAGCTACTACAGGTAGTTCTGGTGCTCACACTCACACAGTTAGTGGAACTTCTGATTCTGCGGGATCATCTGCAACTAATGCAAACTTACCACCATTCTATGCTCTTTGCTATATTATGAAATCATGATATAATATAATTGATATTGTTTTTTTATGGATATACTTGACAGACCAAAAGGATTGATAAAAGATTTTATTTACGTAAAGGATAATTCATTATCTGAATCTTTTTGTAATGAGGTAATAGAAAAATTTGATAAAGATCCTAGAAAGCAAGACGGAGTTCTTGGAGCTGAACATAGACATGTAGATAAATCTGTAAAAGACACAAAAGACATTCACATATCAACAGCTATTGGATGGGAAAAGGAGGATAAAGTATTCTTCGAGTCTTTAAAATTAGGATTAGATGATTATAATGAGTATCTTACGAATCTAAATACTTGCTGCAAGGGTTATCCTAATCCAACATTTGGAACAAGTGATACAGGATATAAAGTCCAGATGTATGAACCTGGTGGTTGTTATCACTGGCATCATGACTGGTCAATGACTTCCGAACCAATCGCTTCTAGAATTTACACATTTATGTGGTATCTAAATACGATTGAAGAAGAGGATGAAGGATATACTGAATTTGCTGATGGAACTAAAATACAACCTCTTGCAGGTAGACTCATTTTTTTTCCAGCAACTTGGACATATCTACATCGTGGATATCCGCCAAAGGTAAGAAAATATCTGTGTAATGGATGGATACATTCTAAACCTTAACCCCATAAATAAAAAGAAAAAGCAATGAGTGTACATCTGTCTTGGGATATAAAACATTTAAAAAAACATTCAACACTTGGAGAACACAGTGATATCGTCTACGAGGTTGGATGGGTTTGCTCAGGAATAAATACCGCAGGTCTTATTACATTTCATGATTATGATGATACAATCACTCTTAAGACTTCAGATCTTTCAAGTCCAATACCTTACGCATCTTTGACTAAGGATGTTGTTATTGGTTGGGTTAAAGATAATTGTGATGTTAATTCTATTGAAGATTACGTTATGGGTGAGATGACTATACTTGATAATGATCCAGATGAAATAACAACATTACCTTGGGATTGATAAAAGAAAATATTCAAATTAAAACATAACTCCTTGACGACACGCTTACAAAGTAAGTATAATATAGATACTAAAACCTTAATGTGATACCATGATCAAAACATTAATCACAGAGTTTCCAATAACTGATTTTCCTGTAGAGAGAAGCATTAGTAAGGAAAAGATAAACAAATATGCATACACTAAAGAAGAAGTGGATGCTTTAATCGCTGCTGCTGTAAAAGAAGCAGTTGCAGAGGCAACAAGAATTGATGAAGAATCAATGGCTAAGCACAATCGTGATGCAACAGTCATTAGTATGATTCTTGGATTTACAACTCTTGCGTTGTTTGTAGATGGTTTGCTTAGAATGTTAGGTATCATTCCACCATTTATGGATCTTGACGTTAACATATTAGATAAGATTGAAACAGATATTATAGATAAGATAAGACAAGTTCCTGTGCAGAAATTATTTCAACACGGTTTTAGATAATTACTTGACTATAGGCATTGTATGCCTTATAATAGGGTATATACAATTTTATTATGATTGAAATACTTGTACAGAATGATCCATACAGGTATGTGAAGATGCCTGATCCACTTGATAATGGTCAACCAGACTATCGTATCCAAAAGTGGAACAATCACAATGGTTACAAAGATATGTACCTTTGTGATAACTTCATGCAGTTGAAAACTGCGATTGATGATTTTGAATACACTAAATGGTTAGATCCTGCAGGTGTGCCTTGCTACATACACGATGTCTAAAGTTGCTTTAATTACTGGTATAACAGGACAGGACGGTTCCTACCTTGCAGAACTTCTATTGGAGAAGGGATACGAGGTTCATGGAATCGTTCGTCGTGCTTCATTAATTAATACCCATAGAATAGATCACATATATGAACAGTTAAAACTTCATTATGGAGATCTTACAGATGCAATGAGTGTTACAAATCTCATTAAAGATATAGAACCAGATGAGATTTATAATCTAGGTGCACAAAGTCATGTTAAAGTTTCTTTTGAGATACCAGAATACACAGCACAGGTAGATGGTCTAGGAACACTGCGAATATTAGAGGCAGTTAGATTGCTAGGTATGGAGATGAAGACTCGTGTATACCAAGCATCTACATCTGAATTATATGGTGAGGTTCAAGAAACTCCTCAAACTGAGACGACACCTTTCTATCCACGTTCACCATATGGTGTAGCAAAATTGTATGGATATTGGATAGTCAAAAATTATCGTGAGTCTTATGGTATTCATGCGAGTTCTGGTATTTTGTTTAATCATGAATCTCCAAGAAGAGGTGAGACATTTGTAACAAGAAAGATTACAAGAGGACTATCTAGAATCTCTGTGGGTGAGCAAGATTGTTTATATCTTGGTAATTTAAATGCAAAGAGAGATTGGGGTCATGCAAAGGATTATGTTGAAGCAATGTGGTTAATGTTGCAACAAGATGAACCAGATGATTATGTGATTGCAACTGGTGAGCAATATTCTGTAAAAGATTTTGTAGATAAGGCAGCACCATTCTTTGGTTTTAATATTGAGTGGATGGGTGAAGGTGATCTTGAATTTGGATATGATTGGAATACTAAAAGAAAAATTATTGCAGTAGATAAAAAATATTTTCGTCCTGCAGAGGTAGAGTCTTTGTTAGGAGACGCAAGTAAAGCAAAGCAAAAATTAGGATGGGAACCTAAAATAAGTTTTGATCAACTAATTGAGGATATGGTTCTTTATGGACAGTGAAAGTAGAGTATATGTTGCAGGTAATACTGGACTTGTAGGGTCTGCTATTGTCCGTACGCTTCATTGGAAAGGATATACAAATATATTATCAAGTCCATCTCATCATTGGGATCTAAGAAATCAGATGGATGTAGAAAGATTTTTTAGAGTCAATGAACCAGAGTATGTCTATCTCGCTGCTGCTAAGGTTGGTGGTATAGGAGCAAATGCATATTATCCTGGTCATTTCATATATGATAATTTGATGATTCAAACAAATGTAATTCATGCAGCAAGAAAGTTTGGTGTGAAGAAATTACTTTTCTTAGGATCATCTTGCATCTATCCTAAGTTTGCTGAACAACCAATTACAGAGGATCAATTATTAGGTGGACATCTAGAACCAAGTAATGATTCATACGCAATAGCAAAGATTGCAGGTATTAAACTGTGTCAGGCATATCGTAAACAATATGGA